TGATAAATCTTGCAGTAGAAAATTTTTCAAATAGGTGATACAATAGTGGTTTGCCATGCACACTAACCAAACATTTAGGTTTGTTCCATGTATGATGTCTTAATCTACTGCCTCTGCCGCCAGCTTGCACTATAACTGTTAGTGTCATAGTTGAACAATTCTGGATGGTAATTGTATATCATATAGTTTGCCTTTGCGCCAATAGTATACACCGTTTGGCATTGCTGGATAGTTATTATATAGATGTTGGAAACTTAAATCATTACACACAAAACTTTCTAGTTTCCATTTGCCCCTAGATCTCATACAATGAAACACACTATCAATATTACGAGCAAAAAGATATTGTTCCATTTCATCTGCGGTTACTTCTACAAGTTCACGCCAGTTGAGATTGGCTCTAAACAGTGCTACTCCAAAGGTCCATGCATCACAAGGTTTAGTGTCACCTTTGCGTATCTGCGTACTATAAAAGTCTAAACTGAAACCATCAAGTTTATTGTCAGACAAGTAAGATTCAGCACGACGTAGGTTTTCGTTTATAAGAGTAAAGTTGTTGGTTAAAAACATAGTATCATCTGCATCTATCATCCAAAATAGGTCGGCATCCTTGCTAAGTTCAAAACCAGATAGATTTGCAGTTGCCATATTACGTTTTGAACTTTTTAGTTCCCTAAGATACCTAGCAAGACGCCGATCACTTTCAACGAGTATGGTAGATGGATAATCATTGTTTAACATTTTAACAAGTTTAGGTTCGAGTTCTTTGTTATCACACAGAACAAAAGTTCTGTATGATTTAAATGTTTCCAACCAGAACCGTAAACACAAAAGTGTATGAGGAACATCTCTATCAACTTTTAAAAATGCATTGACATTCATTGTGATTTAGATCCAATGGTTCTTCTTGTTATGTCATCGTGGCTGAACTCAGCCCAATATAATTCAAATGCAACACCATCTTCTAGACCTTCAAACTGATGTATCTTACCTGGCTTAACTTGTGTAAAGTCTCCTGGACCTAGTATTGTTTCGTCAACTAATCCTTGTTGTTCTCCGTCTTGCCAAACTCTTACAATCATTTTACCAGACTCTACAAAGAAACCATTCCATTTAAATTTGTGTTCGTGTTCACTGCACTTAAAACCTGCTTTGTATTCGATTCGATGAAACTCTAACACTCCGTTTGCGTGTACTAACTCAGTAGAACCCCATATTTTGCCTGATTTCATTAATGATTCTCCATTATGGTAAGGTTTTTATCTATCCAAGGAAGTACCAAGTCTCTTTGACGCACACAACCATATTTTGTTAGACTTTCTACTACACATTCTGGAAGTAATTGTGTGTCTTCTGCAATGTTATATAAGTTTGTTTTGTTAGGATCCATTGGTTCAACATTGCTTCTATACACTAGTATGTGTATCCAAGGATCATTGATTTGTTTTTTAAAAAATCCAGATTTACAATCCCAACCATTTACTGATAACATATAGATCAACATAGGCAATGTAAAATTATATTTGTGATTCATTCTAGCATGAAATTCTTGCTTGTTGTATTCTATATTAGTGGTTTGAGGAACTGACAACACCAACATCGAATCTGTTGTAGCAATTTGCCACCAATTTTTTAAAGTCTCATACGGATTAGTTTGATATTGTAATATATCATATGCCCACAAAATATCAAAACCTTTTTTTGGTCCTGCAATAGAATTAACATTTTCTCTTTGAAAAGCAATATTTTTGTGTTTAACATGTAGATTTTGAAATTCATTGACAATGGTACACTTGATATTCAGTGGCAATTGTTGTTCATCTCTAGTGGTTGCATTAGCCCACCATTGTATGTCTAGTGCTTCTGGATCGCTTCCAATACCAGCAACAGTTCCAACACTTTCCATAAAGTCATCGTATTCGTAAAGATACTTGATAATATTTTCGTAGCAGTGATCAAATTTTTCTTTGGAATTTGAAAAACTACTGTTCATTGTTACACCTGTACATCTTCCATTCCGGCAGTTCTAAGACGTACAATATGTCCTAACTGCCATTGTTTGGTATCTAAACCCTTCATTATGCCAAGATACTTATTACGCAGTAGAGCAACCTCGTTAATTAATGTTTCAAAATCGATTACTTCATCTTCACCGTCAACATATTTTTCTGCATCTCTGCTGGTTAATGCTCGAGCATATCCTTCTAAATATTTTTGGAAATGTTTACGTCTTATTTGTCTTAGTTTAATGTTTAGATAGTTCAGTACTGCTTCTATTTCTTGTAGTTGATTAAATCGATGCTCAGTGAGTCCAGGTAATGCTTTTATATTTTTTTCAACAAGTCCGCCAACTTTGCACTCACTCTTGGCAATTTCTAATTCATGCTCATAATGCGTAATAAAACCAGGAATCTCAGCAAGATTGTTGGTTACTTTACTATACCACATATACTAATACTCGTCATAGTTAAATTCACCATCATCGTCATACTGATTTAACAGTTCATCCTCTTCCTCTTCTTCAAAATCATCTTCATCTGCTTCTCCAAGATAATTTGCAATAGCAAGTTTTATCGCACCATCAAATTTAAATGCTTCTCTTAATTCTTCAGCACTATGTTGTCTTATTAAGGCTTCAACAACATGATCAGCAGCTTCCGTTATATCATCTGTATCGTGTATGAATTGACGTGTTTCTTTCCATACCAGTGCGGCTAAGTCCAATGACACTATACGTTCTCCTCATTAAATGTTTCTTCTTCAGCAAGAGCGGCAACTTCTATTACCTCTTCAGCTTCCGGTGTACTTAGCTCTTGTTCTAACTTATTAAAGTCTTGCATAACCTTATCTAAACAACCGTCTTCGTTGCGTTCCCAAGCCTTTCTAAACTGTAATATATCTTCGCCATTTGAAGTTTTAAATGCTAGTCTATTGCCTTGTTTGGTCAATAGTCCTGTGGCTTCTGCCAAGTCAACAAGTCCACTGTATGGATTCATACCCGTTTCGTATGGAATCTTAACCTGTACTGATTCAAATGGTTTTGCATATCTAGTTTTCATAACTTTACAAGCGGCACGTATGCCTTTAACTTGTGATATCTTGTTGCCATCTTCGTCTTCTTTGAGTTTGAGTTTTCGCATTGCAACAACAATACTACTTGCATAGATAAAACCTTGTCCACCAGATATCTTATCATCTGGATCAAACATATCTTGCGATGCATATGTATGGTTGGTACATACCATTCCTACATTGTAACTACCAAACATGTTTACAGTATTACGTACAAGTGCAGTAAGTGCTTTTGGTTTTCTACCCAAGTCACCTTTTAAATCACCTGAATCAAATTGATTGATGTCTGTTGGTGTAAGCAACATACCTAAACTGTCAATAACAAACAATACCTTAGGACGTTCTCCATCAGGTAATGCTTTATAGTCTTTCATAAATGTACTAACTGTTTTTGCTACATCGTCGATCATGCTCATGCTGAGTTTCAATAACTTGCTTTCATCTGTGTCTACACCAAGTGCATGTAACCACGATTCATCAAGTGCATTCTCACTATCAATTAAAACAACAAAAATACCTTGAGCTTGTGCGGCTTTGATAATATTTCCACTTGCAAAGTAACTTTTACCCGCACCTGACTCGCCTGCAAATACTGTAACTTTTCCTAGTGGAACTCCTTTGTTAAAGTCACCACTGATAAGATAGTTGAGTGCATAGTTGCCTGTGCTAATCCAGTCAGTCGGATCATTGAAGCCAATTGATAATCCGTCAATGCTTTTTGTAATATCTTTACGAAACTTACTTACGTCAAATGGTTTTCCCATGTCTTTTGCCTTTCAGTATTTTATTTAATTTCTATTGTAAAATTTTGGTTTTGTTTTAAATTTTTATATAATACTTGTCTATGTTTCAATAAGTGTTTATCCAAATCAACTATGTTTCCTAAATTTAAATATTCACCCACTGGTTCTTTGTGATTTTTACTACACCATTCTAGGTATTGTGTACTTGGCAATTTCTCTTCATATTTGTCTAAACCAAATATCACACGATTGGTTATTTGGTCGAATGTATTTTCATCATCTGCTTCAAAATTCTCATCAAAGAGAAAAAACTTATCGTACATTGACCTTCCTAAATGTTCCGGAGAAACACGTAAATTTGCTGGCGTATAATCTAATATGTTTTTTTCCATTGGATTATCTAAAAACTCAGTAGTTCCATTTGAATATGTTCTTTTCTCTGTAATGCCTTTTTCGATAAGATGTATCTGTGTATTGATATTTTCGTATAAGTTTCGTAGTCCTAATCTGTGTGTTACCGAGATAAACTCCTGCGTTTCTATATCGTCACTGTATATGTCACATATTTTTCTAATGATTTTTGTTTTATTTTCTAATGCACGTAACTTTGTTATATCAACCACTTGCTTGTGAGCCTTTGTCCAACGAGCATGATAATCGTTAAGCACCTTTTGATCAAGATACTGTTCTAGTTCTAAGATTGGAAATTTATAACTAGATAACTTTTCTAAATCTAAGTAGTAGTGAGTCAGAAGAACCTCTTGTAAACCCATAAGTCCTTGATCTATAGTAGAAGTTGGATTTGTCTTTAGACAATAAAACTTGTTAAAGGCGTTGGTGTTAAGCCAGTCAACATAAAATTCTACAAATTCATCGTTACAACTTTTACACAGTATAGTGTCGCCAGATTTATCAAACACTAAATTAAAAAACACATCATTCTCCAAGAAGAATGAGGGCAAGGAGAAAGGAAAAAACCTTGCCCTCCTTTGCCGTTAAGATGAAGACTGTCTGCTACGAATCATAGCAAGTATATCTTCGGCTTTCTGTCCACTACCAGCAGGGGAGGCTGGTGTTTGGACTGGTGCAGTTGGAGTTGCACCCATCTCTTCAGGTGTAGCGACCGGAGCAGGAGCCACTGTTTCTGCTACCGGGGTTGGTGCTGGTGCACTAACCTCTACAGGTTGTACTGTTGCTGATGCAGCCGCCGCCATTACTGGAGCTGGTGCTGTTCCTTCAGGCTTTTGCATACCTGCTGGACGAAAGTATGATCCCCAACGATCGATATCATATGCTTGACCATCTACCGATGCTTCAAACATTTCTTTCATCACTTTTAGTTCTTCTTCACCTGGACGTTTAGGTAGGAAGTCACCTAAATTATATAAACCTTGTTCGTCAATAGCAGTGGCTTCTGCTTCTGTAAGTGCAGTTTCTTTTCTTGACCATTTTGATGTGCTATAGTCAGCATAACCACCTTTGGAAGTTTTACTGATTCTAAAGTCCAAGCCTCTAGCATAATCTGTTGGCAGTTCCTCTAGTTCGGGATCCATCAATGCACTCTTAATAATCTGGAATATCTGTGGCCCAATTATGAAACGTCTGATAGACTTATCTGACTTGTCATCTGCTATAGGATTTTCTCTTACAAATCCTTGCATAATGTAACTGCGTTTCTTCCAGTACTTACGACCCATGTCTTCTAAACTTTTATCTTTGAACCATGGACGTACTTCAGAGAGAATCGGACAAGTATCACCCCACATCTCAACACAAGGAACCTGTACTTGAACACTCTTGCTGTCCATCTGTCCTTTAATGCCATTGAATGGTAGTTTGATCATTGCACGTTCAATCCAAAAGAACGTGTTGGAATTGTCTGCAT